AAAAAGAACAACAAATGAAACAACAACAAACTCAATTAGCTTTAGCTCAAGCACAAGCACAGATAGCTTTATATAATTCAGAGGCTCAAGAAAATACAGCACAAGCTCAAAATTATATGATGGATGCTCAAACTAAACCTCAAGAAGTACAAGCAAAACTTATGACTGCTTTAGCTACAAATCTTCCTAGTGAAGCTGATGAACAAGCAGCTGAATTTAAACGAAGAGTACAAACAGCTGAGTTAATGTTAAAAGAACAAGAGCTAGAACTTAAAAAACAAGATATGATAGATAATAAGGATATTGTAAAAATGCAAATGGCTAAGAAATAGCTTGACAAATTTGCCTTTTTATGATATAATAACTATATGGATCAAGAATTAAGAAAGTATTACGAAGATAGATTTACAATGATGGTAACTCCTGGTTGGAAAGACTTTTTAGAAGATGTAGAAAAGTTAGTTACTCAGTATAATAATATTAATACAGTAGATGATGAGAAACAACTTCAAAAAAGAAAAGGTCAACTAGATATATTAAATTGGATTCTTACATTAAAACAAGTTTCTCAAGAAACTTTTGATGAGTTAGAAAATGAAAAAACTATTTGAATTTGAGTGTAAAGACTGTGGAGTTTTTGAAGAACTTACAGAATACACTCAAACATGTGATTGTCCCAGTTGTGGTAAAGTATCTTATAAAATTATAAGTACCCCATCTATACAACTAGAAGGATGGTCAGGGAGTTTCCCAGGAGCTATGGCTAAATGGGAAAAAAATCATTGGCAAGACTCCCGCCAAAAAACCAAAAAAGCAGCTGAGGATTAGTCTCCTTAGTTACTTTCCTAAAATGCTAAATGCACAGGAGAAATGATATGGCTAAAATAGTAGAAGAAGTTGAAGAAATTGATGTAATCCCTGCTCCAGATAAAGCTGAAGATGTAACAGAAATAGTTGATACTAGTCTAGATAAAGAATTAGAACCTATACCAGAACCAACTCCTGAAGTATCTGAAGAAGTCAAAGAAGCAGAGGAAGACTTACCTGAGAAGTATAAAGGTAAATCTGCTAAAGAAATTATTGCTATGCACCAGGCAGCTGAAAAGTTAATTGGTAAGCAAGGTTCTGAAGTAGGTGAACTAAGGAGAGTCGTAGACGATTTCATTAAAACACAAACTTCGAAAGAAGAAGCAAAGACTACAGAAACAACACCAGAAGAGTTTTATGATGATCCTTCTAAACATGTAAAAAAGGAAATTGACAGTCATCCAGCAATTAAAGAGGCTCAAGAAGCTGCTTTGCAAATGAAGCGTACTGCAACATTAACAAGGTTAAATTCTGAGTATCCTAATCTGGAAGAAATAGTACAAAATCCTGCATTTGCAGAATGGATAAATTCTTCTAAAGTTCGCTCCGAATTATACAACAGAGCTGAAGTACATTTTGATTATGATTCTGCTAAAGAATTATTAAGTAACTGGACTGATAAACAAGAACGAGTTGCTAAAGTTGCAGAGACTAATAAGATTGATAAAGAGAATCAATTAAAAGCAGCAAATGTTGGTAGTAAAGGAAGTAACGAACCTGTTTCTAAAAAGAAGTATCGTAGAAGCGATATTATTAAACTTATGCAAACCGATCCTGATAAATATGATGCCTTATCAAATGAGATAATGGACGCATATAGAGAAGGACGGGTTATTTAAATTAATATTTTAGAGAGGTAATTAAAATGGCTTATCCAACCCCTGCAGTCACTACGACTACAGCAGCTAAGTTTATACCTGAGATTTGGTCCGACGAAGTGATTGCGTCTTACAAAAAAAACTTAGTAGCAGCAAATTTGTTTAAAAAAATGTCTTTTACAGGCAAAAAAGGTGATGTAATTCACATTCCTAAACCTACTAGAGGTTCTGCTTCAGTTAAAGCAGCATCAACAGCAGTAACGTTGATTGCAGCTACAGAAACAGAAGTTCAAGTAGCAATTGATAAACACTACGAATACTCACGTTTTATTGAGGATATCGTAGAAGTACAAGCACTATCATCAATGCGTAGATTCTATACAGATGACGCAGGTTATGCTTTAGCTAAACAAGTTGATACAGACTTAGTTCAGTTAGGTAGAACATTTAATGGTGGTGATGCTGGTGCAGCTTATGATGAAGCATTTGTTGGTGCTGATGGTACTACCAAATATGTAGCCGGTTCTAACAATGAATCAGCTCTTTCAGATGCAGCTATCCGTAGAACTATCCAACGTTTAGATGATAATGATGTTCCTACTGAAGGTCGATTCTTTTTGATTCCTCCATCAGCTAGAAATACATTAATGGGTCTAGATCGTTATACAGCTATGGACTTTGTAGGTGAGACTGGTAATGCTAACACAATTAGAAATGGACAAATTGGTAACCTTTATGGTATGCCTGTTTATGTTTCTTCTAATGCTGATACAACTTCTGGTTCTGGTGCTGCTCGTGTATGTCTAATGGGACATCAAGACGCAGCTGTTTTAGTAGAACAGATGGGTGTTAGATCACAAACACAATACAAACAAGATCATTTAAGTACTCTTTACACTTCAGATACAATTTATGGTGTTAAAGAATTACGTGATGACTCTGCGTTTGCTTTAGCTGTGCCTGCATAATAGCAGTTAGATAGCCCCCTTCGGGGGGTCTATCTTTATTAATTTATAGGAAACAATTATGGCGATATATAGAGGAGTAGGTGGTGCCGGAGATGCAACAGTTGATGCAAGTAGTGCCTCGACTCTTGCCACAACAAAAGCTGCAGAAGCAGCTACTAGTGCAGCAAATGCAGCAATAAGTGCTACAGCCGCAGCGACTAGTGCAACAACAGCGGAAGGGTATGTAGATACCTTTGACGATAAATACTTAGGCTCAAAATCATCAGCACCCACAGTAGATAATGATGGGGACGCTTTAACAGATGGAGCACTTTATTTTAATACAACAAGTAACATAATGTTTGTATATGATTTAGGAACAACAGCGTGGTTACAACTTACTTTAACTAGTACTAATCAAACAAATGTAAATACTGTAGCAACAAATATCTCTAATGTAAATTCTGTTGCTGGAAATAATACTAATATTACAGCAGTAGCAGGTAATAGTACCAATATTAATACAGTAGCAGGAGACGCTACAGAAATAGGAACTGTAGCAGGAAGTATTGCAAATGTTAATACAGTAGCAACTAATGTTACTTCAGTAAATAGTTTTGCATTAACTTATTTAGGAGCACAATCATCTGCTCCAACAACTTCTAATGTAGGAGCTTTATACTATAATACAACAACTAATAATTTATTTGTTTGGAGTGGCTCTGCTTGGGATGAAGCAGCCTTTTCAGTTACAGGAGCAGTAACCGCATTTAATAGTAGAACAGGAGCAGTTACTCTTTCTAATGCAGATGTAACAACAGCATTATCTACAGGAGGTATAGCAACAGCTAAAATAGCTGATAGTGCTATTACAACAGCTAAAATAGCTGATAGTGCTATTACAACAGCTAAGATAGCTGACGACGCTGTTACTGCTGATAAGTTAGCTAATTCTATTAATACAGAAATTGCAGCTAATACTGCAAAAACAGGAATTACTTCTAGTCAAGCTAGTGCTATTACTGCTAATACTGCTAAAGTAACTAATGCTACTCATACAGGGGATGTTACTGGTGCAACTGCATTAACAATAGCTAATGATGCAGTAACAGTAGCTAAACTTAATTTAATATCTACTGCTTCTGTACCTAGTTTAGAAGCTAAAGGTACATCAACTGTTACAGATGGTTATATACAATTAAATTGTTCTGAAAACTCTCATGGTATTAAATTAAAAAGTCCACCACATAGTGCAGGAGCTAGTTACACATTAACTTTTCCTAATGATGATGGAAATGCTAGTGAGTTTTTACAAACTGACGGATCTGGCGTAATGACTTGGGCAGTACCTACAAATACTACTTACACAGCAGGAGCAGGATTAAGTCTTGGTGGCACAACCTTTACATTAGACTTAACTAATGCACAAACATTCACAGGTGTTCAAACATTTACTAATATTACTGAAACACAGACAACTAAGTCAGCAAGTTTTACACCTAACTTATCAACAGAAGGTACAGTATTTTCTTGTACAGGTACAATGACAATTACTATGCCAACAGCTGCAGCAGGTAAATCTTTTACTATTGTTCACGCTACAGGTAATTCAATTACATGGGCAGGTACTATTAAATGGAATGGTGGTTCTGCACCAACAGCAGCTGCAGCAATAGAGATATATGTATTTTATTCTGATGGTACTAACTGGTATGGAATGCAGTCTGGCACTGGATTTGCTTAATGTTTACTAGGTCAAGAATGATGCAAGCTGCAGGTAATGCAGGAGGAGCTGTCGAGATAGCTTTAACTATTTCTGGTGATACTCATAACTATAATATCTGGGATAACAGAGGAGGTACTTACGAAGCAGGTAACAGTATTCTTACACTTACTATTAACTCTGGAATCTATGTAGGTTCAACTAGTACAGGAACATATGCACTTACTATACCAACTAATTTTCATGCAGATGACCAAATATTTATTATTAATAATGGGGTTATTATTGGCATGGGTGGTAATGGTGGCACTGGTGGGCAAGGTAATATAAATGCTGATAGGGCAGGCATAGCAGGAAGTGCAGGAGGTCATGCTATTTATGCACAAAGAGCTGTAACTATTACTAACAATGGTACAGTTGCAGGTGGTGGTGGAGGTGGTGGTGGTGCAGGAAACGAACGCTATTGCTCATCTTATTTTTATGGCAGCTGTATAGCTTATGGCTCATACAGAGGAGCAGGAGGTGGCGGAGGAGCAGGCTACAATGCAGGTAGTGGAGGAGGAACAAATAGTACTTCTGGTTCTTCAGGACCAGGTTCAGCAGGCTCTAAAACAGGTGGAGGTTCTGGAGGTACAGGAGCAAATGGTTTAGGAGGTGGAGGTAATGGTGGAGGACCGGGTTCAGCAGGTAGTGCAGGAAGTGCTAATGGTGGTGGCTCTGGAGGTGGAGGAGCATCAGGTAATTATGCAGTAGGTAACTCTAGTATTACATGGGCAACTACAGGAACACGATTAGGTGGAGTAAGTTAATTTTAATTTAGGAAAAAATTATGGCAACAATATATACAAAGGTTCATGAATATAATAAGGACACTCAGGCTATTGTAGTTAGTTTTGCTTCTACTGAAACTAAATCACAAAATCCAGACTCTCATGAAAAAATTAATTATAGTATTCATTATTTAGTAGAAGAAGGAGCTAGTCAACAAGACTTAAAAGATGCTTTATCAAAAGTAGGGTTAGATTGGTGCGAAGCACATTGCAAAAAAGAAATGCTTGATGACAAGCCTGAAAAACAAACAGAAGTAGAAAATTTGGTAGGTACAAGTTGGTCAAAAGATTTAGAAAAACCTGAAGCACCAAATATAGACGGTAGCTTAGATTTGAATCAATTAAAAGTAGATTTAGGTCTTACATAGATGGAATATTTTATTTCACAATATGGTAGTAAACTATGCTGTGTAATAGCATCAATACTTGGTGCATTATTTAATTATAATAAAAAGAAACTAAAAGGTAAAACACCTAAAGGTGGACATATTCATTGGTTAATAGAAAGAAAAAGAGCTAGACAAGAATTAGGATTTACTTTAATACTAGCTGTAGTAACTGCTGAATTTTTTATACCACCAATACTACATATATTTAATTTAGGTATGCTA